TATTGCTCAGCTGATGTATTTTGACTTCTTCCCAAGTGCCCAGTCTATTTTTGACGCTTTTGACTTCACCATCTGCATGGGCGCGGTGGATCTGGATGCAGGCGCCAACAGCCCAGATTCCGGATTTACCTTTCATCCTGACTTTCTGAAGCACAACAGCCAGCGCTTTCTGAAATTCAATGCTGGCACTCGCTATCCACTCGCGTCAGCTACACGCGTCCTGAAGTATCAACAGCGTGGCTACACGATAGGCAAAGGCGATATTATGAAAGTTGCCTTGGCCGTTCGGGGTGTGAAAATTGAAACTTGGGAAGATCTGAAAGACCAGATCGGCGGCGCGTATGGTGACAAGGTTGTGTTGGGTAATGAGGACAAGCCCTTCACCATTGAGGCGGCTATCGAGGCACTGACTGTTGACGATGCCGAAAGCGAACCATGGGTGCAACCGGCCAACGATAACATGCCGGGCAGTGCCGAAGCGCTGCTGAACCACCTTGCCGATCTCAATGGCATCGAATTTGTTCCGCCTGAGCTTGACGAAGACGGCTGGCCTCTAGCAGCCTAAAAACCAACCACGGCGCGGTCACCAGCCGCGCCTAAACCACCAACACGAGGAGAAGCCCATGCGGGTAACGCTTGACCGAGCGCAGCTAGCGCACGCCTTGTCGACAGTGACGAAGGCAGTTGAAGCCAGAACGACAATTCCTATTCTTGGCAACGTGCTCTTGTCCGCTGACAAAGGACAGTTGAGCATCACCGGCACAAATCTTGATCTGGAAATCAGCACCAGCTTGCCGGTTCTGGATAGCCAGGACGGCACTGTCACGGTCGCGGGTAAGCTGCTTCTGGATATTGCCAAGCGGGCCACAAGTGACGTTAACTTGGAAGCCGACGGCAATCATCTGGTTGTCAAATCTGGCAAAAGCCGTTTCAAGCTGGACACACTGCCAGCTACTGACTTCCCGTCCTTCAATCGCGGAAGCTTCGACACCACGATCGAAGTGGATCTCGCTTCGCTCGTGCAGACAGTCCAGTTTGCGGTCAGTACCGAAGAAACCCGTTATTACCTGAACGGCGTATTTCTGGAAGCCAAGGACGGACATATCGTTGCCACAGCGACAGATGGGCATCGTCTCGCGTCAACACGCATTGAACAGGAGGCCGCGTTTGCTCCGGTCATTCTGCCTAACAAGCTGCTGTCATTGCTGCCGACCGGCGTTGTGTCGGTTTCGTTGTCGTCGAACAAGGTGATGGTCGAGAGCGGTTCGACAGTCATCGTGTCGAAACTCGTCGACGGCACATATCCAGATTACGAGCGCGTCATTCCAAAGCCATCGGAGCGTGTAGCTACGCTATCGGCAAAAGCATTGCGCGAAGCTGTTGGACGTACATCAGTTATCGCCAGCGAGCGTGGTAAGGCGGTTCGGTTCTCATTTGCTTCGGATGCTCTCACGCTGAATGTTGCTAATCCCGATCGCGGCGACGCAACTGAGAAAATGGAAGTCAACTTCAGCAGCGAGCCTCTGACGATTGGTTTCAACGGTCAGTATGTCACCGACCTCATGAGTGCATTCGGTACAGATGAAGTCACGATGTCGATGGCAGATTCTGGTTCGCCTGCACTGATCACGTCAGCCGGTCGGCCGGGATACAGGTGCGTGCTTATGCCGATGCGGGTCTGAATATGAGCAAGAATCCATACAAAGACGGCAAGCGCTCGTACCACAATTGCTACGGACAAAATCCATACAGCGATGCATTTAAACGCAGCGAATGGCAGCGTGGTTATGATGAAGCGGAAGAAGCCGACGATGCGGAACGCAATGCGCAAATCTCAAGGTGGAATGACCTTTGGAACGTCCCAGAACGCGCCAAAGATGCATACATCGCCATGGAAGATGACTTCTGCCCGCAGCGAGTGCTGGACTTCATGATTGCGATGTACCCGGAGGCTAGCGAATGACCATGGTTACGTTAAACCCACCCACAGAAACCGCGATTTTCAACGCCGTTGAGTATGCACTGCGGCACGAACCAGTCACAGAAATAGACTCTGACGAGGGCGGGGAATTTGAGATCGAAATCATTGATCCGCATTCCTTAGTGCCTTTCGCAACGTGCTTGCTACGCGAGTTGGGAGTTACAAGCTGATGCCTAAGTTTTCAGTGCGATACACCTTCCATGGCAGATCATCCACATTCATTGAGGCCGAAAGCCTTGATGCCGCCAAGTCTAAGATAGATGCGGATATTGAGCGTGATGACTTCGAACTGGATGCCGATGAGCTCGACGATGTTGATTACAACATTTCCGAGATGCACCCCGTAACGCGTGACGGACGTGAGATTTGGACAACATACGTTCGTGACGGAGATATTCGCGGTCATCAGTCATCATTGGAATCGTCACCGCTTTTCGGTGGTTCCTAGTCGTGGCCCCACTCCCCAAACCTCAATCGACAACCGTCGGCGCGATCTATGCTGCTTACGAGGCCCAGGAGAAATCCTGGGACTCATGGGGCATCAGCGTGGGCGAGGCGGGCACCGAATGCGACAGGGCACTTTGGTATGGCTTCAGGTGGGCATCAGCTCAAGAAGTCCATAGCGGACGCCAGCTGCGCTTGTTTGAAACGGGTAATATCGAAGAAGATCGGCTCGTTGCTGATCTCGAGCGCATCGGCGTCGACGTATACGGGCAGCAAGACAAGATCCGGCTTGTATCTGGCTTTGTGCGCGGCAAGTGCGACGGCAAGGCAATGAATGTGCCGGAGGCGTCGAAGACAGAACACCTGTTAGAGTTTAAATCAAGCAATGCCAAGGGCTTCGCGCTGATTGTTAAGGACGGCTGTCAGAAAGCAAAGCCGTTGCACTATGCGCAGTGCCAGCTTGGAATGCATGCCTTCGGTTTGAGCCGCTGCCTTTATCTCGTCTCATGCAAGGACAGTGACAGCCTTTATTCAGAGCGCATCGAATACGATCTTGAATTCTGCCTGCGCCTAGTTGCGCGCTGCGAACGCATCGTGTTTTCGGACATGCCGCCGAGCAGAATTAGCGAAAACCCGGAGTTCTTTGGGTGCACGTTTTGCAAGCACAAGGCCGTCTGTCATCACGATGCACAGCCGCGTGTGAACTGCCGCACATGCCTTCATGCTCAGCCTGAAAGCGGCGGCGATTGCCATATTTCATGCGCGCGATGGGCAAAGCCATTATCGATCGACGAACAGCGCGACGGGTGCCCTGCTCATTTGTATCTGCCGGGCATGGTGCATGGCGAACAGATCGATGTCGACGAGGAGGCGGAGACGATCACTTATCGCATGAAGTCGGGAGAGGTTTGGGTGGATGGAATTAGTAGGAAGGTGGAATGACATGCATCCGGGCGTAAGAGAACGAGTGGGCTTTATCGCCCTCGAAGCTCCATATACAGCCAAAATACAAATAGAAAGGAGTTCTGTCTTCCTTCCATCTTGCTCTAAATTTTAAGATCGCTTGATCCGGGTCGGAGTTAGCACCGCAACCTCTAAGCCGATGCGGTATATCAAAAATGTATGATGCATCTCCGGTATCTGCTCTTCTGATTATATCATCCAATAGCGATACGGTTTCTTTGTGATGCTTAAGAACTTCAACATCACCTTTATATTCTAGCCATATTTTATGGACCAGGAGAGGTTTCCTATTGTGGTTTACAATTTCGAACCTCACGCGAGCAGCGTATTCGCCCGTTTTATAATCGTCTTGATAGGCACTGAAGCTTGCAGAAACGTTTCCTAGGACAGCGTCAGCCTGCCTTTTCGCATGCTTCGAAGAAACGAACGCGAATCCTGCCGCTATGGCAGCTACTACTGCAGACACAACGGAAATGTAATCATTAGGCTTGAGGTCAAAATCCACAATGCTAACCTTACGAAACTACCAGTCAGAAGCAATAGACGCCGTTTTCGACTATTGGCAAGAGGAGGCGGGCAATCCGCTTGTTGATCTTGCGACCGGCTGCGGCAAGTCGTTGGTCATGGCGTCTCTGATCCAGCGCCTTGTTGAAGGCTGGCCTGATATGCGCGTGATGGTCGTTACGCACGTCGCGGAACTGATCGAACAGAATTATCTAGAATTGCTTGGCGTCTGGCCGTTTGCACCTGCAGGCATCTATTCGGCTGGTCTGGGGCGTCGTGATGCGCGCAGTCAGATTGTGTTTGCTGGCATTCAGACGGTTCACAACAAGGCGAAGCAAATCGGACACATTGACGTCCTGATGGTCGACGAGTGCCACCTGATCCCGATCAACAGCAACACGATGTATCGCAAGTTCATTGATGCTCTGCTCGAGATAAACCCGGACATGAAGATTCTCGGACTGACTGCCACACCGTATCGGCTGGACACCGGTCGCTTGGATGAGGGCGCAGATCGCCTGTTTGACCAGATCGTCTACACATACGGCGTTGCTGACGGAATCCGTGACGGCTTCCTTGCTCCGCTAACGAGCAAGCCGACGGCAACAGAATATGACGTAAACGGCGTCGGACGGCTCGGAGGAGATTACAAACAGCGCGCGTTAGAAGAGGTGATCAATCGAACCGACCTCAATGACGCAGTAGTTTCTGAGATTATCGCGAAAGGCAATGATCGTCGCTCCTGGCTTTGTTTCTGCGCCGGCGTAAAGGCTGCGCTGGACGTGCGCGACGTATTCAGATCTCGCGGCATTACGTGCGAGGCTGTCACGGGGGATACTCCGAAGGAAGAACGCCGCCGCATCCTTGAGGACTTCAAAGCCTACCGCATCCAGTGCGTGACGAACAATTCAGTTCTTACAACAGGATTCAATCATAAGGGCGTTGATTTAATTGCATTTATGCGCCCAACTTTGTCTTTGAGTTTGTATGTCCAAATGGCTGGCCGCGGCACTCGTCCGCTCTACAAGCCAGGCGCACCACTGGATACGGTTGAGGATCGGCTTGCTGCTATCTCGGCAGGCCCTAAACGTAATTGCCTCGTCCTGGATTTCGCGAAACTCGTCGATCGGCATGGTCCTGTCGACATGGTCGAGCCGAAAGCACCGAGTGCTGGTAATGGGGAGCCGCCAATCAAGATCTGCCCAACCGTACCTGACGACAGCGGGGCGGTCGGTTGCGGTGAGAAGGTGCACATCTCGCTGATGAAGTGCCCGTGCTGCGGATATGACTTCCCGCCGAATGAGGACGAAAAGCTAACCCGACAAGCCGCCGACGTTCCGATTGTCAGCACCGCCGAGGCTGAATGGCGCAAGGTGACAGGGCGGACGTTTCATTTCCACGAAGGCAAGGGCGACAAACCGCCGTCGGTTAAATGCAGTTACATCGCGGGCTATACGCAGATCAATGAATGGCTATGCCCGCAGCACAGTGGATTCGCACAAACCAAAGCGCATCGATGGTGGACGCAGCACGGAGGTCAGCGGCCGTTTCCAAAGACGGTCATGGAATGGCTTGAACGACAGCGTGAGTTGCTTACCACCGACGAAATCAGTGTCGTTCCGAACGGCAAGTACTGGAATGTGAAAGACGTACGTCCTGGCCTTAGTCTCGAGGCCGATAACGACAATTCGCCGGAGCCTGCGAACGACAATGTTTCGGTAGGTCTTTCGGAGATGCTGGACGACGAGATTCCTTTCTGAAGCAAGCCCCAAAAACAAGAACGCCCGCTGCACTGGGAGGAGGAGTGTGCAACGGGCTGATCTGGAAAGCGCGGCTATTGGGAGGAGGAGTGCCACGCTTCGAGTTCAGCCTCTGGGAGGAGGAGTGAGACTGAACAACCTGAAGATAGGTAGCTGGTATGATGATTACAATGGGCGATGGTGCACATCAGTTATGCAGCATATGCATGGCCATAAAAACGGAAAACCGCCCGGCAGCGCCGAAGCGCGCGCAGGCGGTCTTATCCTCCCAGACGAGGACCGTTTAGCAGTATTAGTTTAGTAAAGCAACAAGTACCGATAAGTACATAATCCCACAAAGTTAGTGGTATTTGATTTCTTCTTATGAGTACATGGGTGGCCCAGCGTTCTTATTCAGAAAAGGCCCGTATCGCGCTTGGGCGGGGGGCTTGGGTCGCGCGATACGGGTGCCGTCCTGCGAACAGGATGCCGACATTAAATAGGTACGAGCGCTGAATTCGGAAATGACAGTTTGTTGCAGTTGCAAATTGTTAGTGCAGCAACCAAAAAAAGTCGCCCTGCAGCGCGAGCTGTCAGAGCGACTGCGTACGACGCCCCCACCCGGAAGCCGATACGCAATTCAAACGTAACATCAAAGGCATGCAAGTAAAAGTTACATTTACTTTAGATTCCTGTTGCGTCGAATGACGACCCCACCACAATGAGCATTACCCGGCCTTACCAGCCAACCACACGAGGAGCAGAAATGAAAAATCCAGACACAGAAACATACGATCCGTACAACGCCAGAACCACGACGCAGGCAGGACACAACAACCCGCCGACCTCCGCATATGAGACGATCAAGCAAGAAATCGAAGACCTGTATGGAGAAGCCAAACTGTTTGCTGACGGCGAAGCGATCGACAATCAGGCTCTCGCTGATGCCGTGACGGAACTGCACGACAAGTTGAATGAT